CTTCGTACTCTGCATAACCAACGATCACACCGACGTTGAGCAACGCAGTGAAAACGCGTGGCAGATAGGAATCCGAGAACGCACGTTGAACCATTTCTTCAGGATCTTCGGAAACTCGTTTTCCGCGAAGTCGCAAAACGCGTTCGGCTGTCTTCACTGCCGAATCGTGTCGCATCTTTCGACCAGCGTCTACGATGCGTTCAACATCGGAGTTGCCTTTCGACTTGAGATCGTCATTGAATCGGTGTAACCAATCCATTTTTGACCGAGCAAACGAAATTTGTGCCGCGTCGGTGCCGAATATTGGATTGTCAAGTTTATAACCGGCGCGGAGTAGAACTGCGCACTGAAGGGCCTCGATGCTGGCTCCTTCGACTGAGTGGATGGCAGGTGCTCGATTCACTCCGTCACCGGTTTGTTTCGTTGGTTTGCTAGATCGGTTTTGAAGGTTGAGGAAGAATTGTTGACCGGCTTTCGCGGGTGACCAACCTTCGTTGATTGCTCGTTCTACGAGCTTCTGTGGAACTTCGTTTTCGCCACCGGAAGCCATTTCCATGATGCGAGAGATTCGCGACCGTTCGGCCTTTCGTTCGGCGGCTGCGTCAAACGCAGGTTCTTTGTTCTTTGTGCTTTGTTCTTCGTTGAGCCGACGGGCGCTAGCCCCGGTTTCTTCCGTGTCGACCGATTCAACGTCAGCGTCGTCTACATCTTCTGCGTCGACTTCATCCTCGACGTCTTCCGTGTATTGCTTGCGTTGTGTGGTTGCGGTTGTATCCGCTGGGCGAACTCGCCGCGTGGTCTTCGTTCCTCGGTTGGTCTTAGCTTTGCGAGTTGTCGCTGGCATGGTCTCGTTCCCTAAAGATTGGTCGTTGGTGCTCGTCGCACGATTGCGAGAAGAATTTACACCACGTTGTTTGCGTGTCCCGTTTTTGCATGATCGTAGTGGATCGCTCCGCGATCCATTCTTAGCACCACGAATCAACGCCCTGGAATCCGCAGGCTCATCCACAATAGACGTTTCCCTCGGTTCCCATTTCAGCACAACACGCATCGGGATCTTCCGTGCTGTGTACTTCACCCCGTCGACTTCGTGTGATTGTCCAGGCTCCAACCATTTCGTGTTGCGTAACAAGTAGCGTGCACCGATGGAAACGGAATCTAGATCCCGTTCGGCAACGCGTGTAAAGATTGGCTCCACGTCGGACGCTCGCGAGAATCGGAGCGTTGCCTCGACTGCTCGTTTGGTGATCGTGAAATCGAACACGGAACCGATCACGTCAAGCGATCGATACGTGTTGTGATCGACTCGCAATTTCATGCGTGTTGGTTCGACCATGCCGGACGGGACGAGAACCTCGTCGTACTCTACATCGTTTTCCCAATCGTAGACGGTGACTGGTGAATCGGTGGCTATGACTGCACGAACCGTGCGTTTCTCGCGGTCGAGCGTTGTCGGTGACGGATCGACGACGGTTGCGGCTCGGCAAATTGTCGTAGATCGCTCCGACGATCTCTTTTTTGTTCTTGCAGTGACAGGATCGGCGGAGCGATCCACTACATTGGCTGGCATTATTGCGGCTCCGTGGGTGTGCTTTCGTCCGTCTGATTTGCGTTCGGTTCTTCCGTTGATTCTTCTTGCGTTGCGTCTGGTTCTTCGTCATCCAACGAATAGATTGACTTGATCAATTCGACATCCGTCACCGGTAACGCTCCGATGATCGGCGGTAGATCGTTCGCAGCAAGTTCCGTGTTATCTTTCTTTCGAAGTCGAATCACTTCGTCGGATCGATCGCCGTTCTCTGCGCAAACCTGCGTAAACGACTTGGTTCCGTTTTCCAACTGGATGCGTTGTGCCATCGAATCCTTCAATGCGTCGACCGGTGGAGGCTTTGGCCAAGTCCATGCGATAGGCAACACACAATGCGGAAAGTCGTATTGCAATTTGCGTGAAATCCGATTCATGGGCGTTGGTCGCAATAGCTTCAACATCTGAGCAATTCGAACCAATCGACGTAGAACGGGATTGAGCATGCGACGTTCTAGCCGGCGTTGGAATCGGTCGATTGCTTTTCCGTACCGTGCGCCGTCGAATCGTGCGGAACTCATGTTGTGGTTTCTGGCCGACCGTCGAAAAATCATCAACGGCATTTCGCCAAGCGTCCCAGCCAAATCGGTGTGACGCTGTTCCCGGTAGCTGTCGTACGTGATACCTGGTTGACTAGCTTTCAGTTCGAACGGTTTCCAACCAGGCGGAGCATACGAACGCGTTCGCCGACGTACCGCAACGTTTTCGTTGAGTGGCTTGGAAAAGTCCGCGTCGGGGTGATCGGAATACATGATCACTGAGTAATCGGCAGCGGCCCGAGCTGCGTCTTGCACTTGGTCGTCATAGTCACGCATATCGGCAGCGGTCGGCAACGATGACGCCATCGGTGGCAATCCGCGCCGTTGCATCGCAAACCGTCGACGATAACAATGGAGCGTGAATTCTTTCGGGAGTTTTGCTTTATCCCCTGGGTTGCCTGGGTCGCAGACGTGATACAACTTCACTTTCTGGTTTTCATCCAGTTCAATCCCGCCGTAGATGTTGGGGTTTTGAATCGTCATATCGAACGCTTCGGCCCCGAGATCGTGCAACCGATAATCCGCGATTCCTTTGCCGACGATCTCTTGAACCAACATTTCGCCGTTGAACAAGTATTGAGCGGTCCAGCCCTCGAGAAGATCGACCAAACTCAAATCGTCTTGAAACTCGCAGTTCGCCGACCAATACTTTAGAAGTTGTTCGATTTCGCTATTGAATCGATCGTCATCCGTGAGCACTTGCAACGTCGGGCCGGTCGAGCCGACAACGTTGGTGACGTGCGTTTCGATACCGCCATCGATCACAGAATTGTTGTTCGCTTCGTGCCGGCAACGTTGCTGAAGTAACTTGATGTCGGCGGTGAGTGCGTCGTTGATCTCGTCGGAGACTGGTTGCCAGTGTGCTTCGTTGAGCCGGTTGGTTTCTGCCGCTTCCCAACGTCGTGCGACGTGTTGCTGTGGGTAGTCTACCTCTACGGCACCCCAAGCGGTACCGACATCGATAGTCCCGAAATAGGCTGGCATCTTATCCACGGGTGTACCTCACGAGTTGATCACGTCCGCCGGACACTTGCGCGGCGGCGGCTGATTTCGCTCGACGAATGACGGAGTTGATAGCGGCGGTCGCCCCGGCTCGGTCGAATTCGATACGGTCGTTCATATCGAACTGGGTATCGGGAATCACCGCGAGCAGGAGTAGAGCTCCCTCGCAGAGAGACACGGCGGAAGCGTAGTTTCCACTGTCTAACGCAGCGATTGCGGAGCTGATTCGTGATTGTAAGTCTGCGATTGTGGCCATTCTTGAGAAGATACCGCACGCGGTCGGAGTGTCCCGAATTTGCAAGTAAAACCGTTCTTGGTTCTTGGTGCTTCGTTGAACCAAGAACCACGAACGAAGAACTAAGAACCAAGCACTAAGAACGGTTTTTCATCGCTGCGCACGCAACGCATGGCATTACGTCGACGCGGCCGTGAACGGGGCAGCGATGCGATACGTTTGCGAAATGTACTTCGATCGGCTCGTCGTAGATCGCTTCCGATTGGTTGCGGTATCGCTGAACCGATGTTTTCGAGATGCCTACGACGCGAGCCACGGCGCGGATAGGTTCCATCGGGTGATTGTCGATGTACTGTTTCGCCGACTCGGTTAGCCGACCGTATCGCCGACGGTCGTGTTCGGTCAGGATAGAGCGATAGATTCTAGACGGGTCGACGCCGGTCTCCCGTTGAATCCGTTTTATCGATTCCCCAGATTGGTATCTGTGTCGAATCTGTTCCACCAGTCCGTCGGTTGTTGTAGTTGGGTCCATTGCATCGCTGAGTATGGGCCTTTTCTATGGATACCTTCGGATTATAGGAACAACCACTGCCATAGTGAAGAGACAGCCCAGCCGACGCCGACGACGACCAATGCGACGAGGTTGAGGAGTAGCGAGACGAAGGTGATTTTCCAAAAAGTTTCTGGTGGCATCGTAGTGGATTGCTCGGCAATCCTTTCTTAGTGTTTGGCCCGCGGAGCGATCCACTACATTAGCGGAATGAACGTGCATTGCGAGCCGCCGAACGTTGCACCGTTCAGGCTGCCGCCAGGCCCAATTGCTCCGCTGTTGATAATCGTTTGATCCGACCTGGCTGTACCGTCTTCAGGGTATTCGTTGGACATGACAGGATCGCCAGTTCCTTCGTCTAATTCGCGATACGTGACTCGCATCCTTTTACCACCTCGCAAGTCGGCCAGATAGTAAAACGGTTCGATGTCCGTTCGTTCTGCGTGCGTTCTGATCGATGGCCGACGTGCGCCGGTAAGCGATATTTCTGGGTGTTCGTCACCAGTGTAGACCATTCCCTCGGTAAATTCACCTGTGGCCTCGCCGGCCGTGACGGTGTTGTCACCACTCGGAGCCAAAAGAAACGGGTTGGCTGCATCGTTCGGAACGTAGTTCGCGCGTCTTCGAACGAAGTATCTTTTCGTGTGCGTTGCAACGAGTCGAAAGATCGATACTTTTGGAGATCGAATCGTATGAACTCCATTCACGAAACTCGTTGGCCAAGGTGATATTCGGCACTTGGCTTCTATTCCTCTGTAGTGATAGAACCCAGTCCTCTCAAAGAAATGGATTGGGTAGGAATCGCTTATCGAGTTGAATCCATCCATGAAGCCGGCAGACAACTGCACTGTTTCGCAAACGTTTGAGAACACGGATGCACCGCTCATGCTTGACTGCGTGTATCGATCGGCGAGGTAGATAAATTCGCCGTTCCACTCATGAGCCACGCGAACGGCGAACAGCTTTTGATCGACGACCTCATCGTCTGTGTTGATCGTTTCGAAAAACAACGTCGCTGATCTATTGCCGACAGATCGAACCAATCGAGCGACTGCCATCACTATCGATTCGTCTCGATATTCAACTATCGAAGGCGATGCCGTGAATGCGATAATTTGGCTCGCGACAGTGCGAGAAAGTTCACCAATCACAATTTCACCATTGCGACTTCAGTCCCAAGGTTTGTAAGTGTCAGAACCGTTGAACCAAGGGCAACTGTTTGAGCTGTCGGAAAATCGACAGTAAACGTGTCACTCACTTGGCTAGTTTGGTTGGTTACTGTCGATCCCCAACCAAAACCACCGTTTCTAACGCTCGTCGTCAACAACAACGAAGTATGTGCAGTAAAAGTAATTGCTGGCGTTGCTAAAGCTGTGTTAGTCCCAAGTCGGTTTGCTGTCGCTCGTCGTCTCCACAGCACCCATCGAGCCGCGGGCAACCTAAATCGCGGCATTGAAACCCAAGCGAATCGGTAGCGATCTGTCACCAATCCGACCGCTTGCGAATCACCGTATTTGTTTATCTGTCGCGTGCCGGTGAAGTTCGAATCGTTCTCGCCGCCAGTGTAAACGTGTTGCTGTTTCCATAGCCAGCCGACGTTTGCCGCTTGGTAATCGCGTCCTTTTCTATGGTGCATAGGTTCGCTCCGTATAGATCTGGTATTCGAATCGAGCATTCGCCGGAACGCTGAATCGAATCTGCAAATCACTTTGATTCAGCGGCAAATTTATTGTTTGCGTTTCGATCTCTCCCGTCGATAGGACGTCGACGGAAAACGTCTCGTAGATTATCGCTCCGCTCGAGGATCGGACCTCGACGGTGATAGTGTACGATGAAGTCGGCAACGGTATCGCACCTGATCGCCGAAAACGCAAGGTCATCGAGTGACTGAACTGACTTCGAACCAACGAACTCCACGAAGTCGGATTAACAGTCGCGACCAGTGGAGAGCCACTCGTTGAAGTAAACCTCCTCCAACGCTGTCGAAAGTTAAACCACTCTATCGGATCGTCGACGATCACGATCGACCAACCAGATCCAGATCCGACGTAAGGAATATCAACCCGGTTGGCTATTCTCGAATCGACGTTCAATCCGTCTGGCAGCATCCGAAAGACAATGAATTCATAGTCAAATTCCAGATCGTCGGTTGTTATTGCAAACTCACGAACCTCGTCTTCGTCCAACTCGCACACGTCGACGAAAGAAACGTGGCTGAGTGCTTGGTGAACTCTGTCGACGCTCGTGACAATATCGATCGAGATCGGCATCGACAGCGAAGATGCCCCCCCAGGGGTGTTGAACGTGATGTCAGTCGGTTGCGTCCAAGTGTCGCGAGGCCAGTACCCTTGTTTGCCATCGCACTCGATTTTGATAACGTGTTCGTGCCGCGTCGATACTTGGAGGATTGCAAGAAACTTGCCGACGCGTGGAGTCAGATTCCGAAACGTCGGAGCTGCGTCGGTCCCTTCGAATTGGATTCCGGCCAGCATCTGATCGCCGAGCGTCGTAACGATCTTATCGAACTCGCTCGTCGTTGGATTCCAAACGTATTTGACCTGTTTCGACTTGAACGCAATTGGTGCCCCGAATGTCATGCTAGACTGTCCTCGGAGCGTAGTAGAGAAAATCGATGTCGCCGCGATTCGTGACGATCGAGAAACTCGGTTTTGTTTCCGCTCCGCCGGTACCGACTGGTAACGTAATCGCAACCTCGGAAACAATGCAATTCACTTCAACCGCGTGCTGATTGTTTGGAGCTTCGATCGGGTTGAGGTCCTTGATAAACTGCCCCGGCCAAATCAATGCGGTCGTGCGTCGCGTGTTGACTCGCAAGATGTGCCGCGTGCGATTGTAAAATTCGTAAACTTGCCGCGCGAGCGTCTCCATTTCCGCTGCGTCGTTTCGGACAAATGCGGTCCCATCTCGCAATTGAAAAATGTCGTTTTCTGTGCCGACGAATGTATCTTCAATCAAAACAACTTCTTGGAATCGTTCGCCGAAGTCGAGAACCTTTCGGAATACGTTGTCAACTTCTACAACGTCGTCCGATGCCGGATACACCCGTTCAAAGTAGCGGTCGTCTTCTATTGCCAACAAAACAATCAAGTATTCATGAAGCAACGGCGGCAAATGCGGGATATAAAACTCATCGAGGATACCACTCATGATTGTTTGAGGGCCACCGATCACATCGATTGAAACTCCGATCGAGTGTTCTGATTTCAAGGGCTTCACGTCGACTGAATAGTCTGGATCGTTTATTGAGTAAAGCGTATGCCGTTTAGCTCTATCGACCCACGATTTTGCGACGCCGTTCATGACATCCGATAAGCCACCCGCTCCGAACGTGTCGCTGTGTGCTGGGCTGTACAAGTTGAGTTTTCGAAACGGTGTCCGTGCGTTTTTGTGACGTGTCAGAAGTGAACCGGAATTGTAAAGAACACCGTCTTTCAACGGTAATAGATCCATTATTTTTAGTCTTCCAGGATACGCAAAGTATCGACCGTCTTCGGGGTTTATGTTGAATACGTTGGAATTCTCAAATATATGGGTGTAATTCACATTGTCGGCGGTAACTCGAAAGTCCCACGTTGATCGCAAAACGAAGTTGCGAAAGATGTGTCGATAGGCCGCTTGCTCGAGTCCATCACGGCGTGCGTTCTGACTGGCCAGATCTGGCATCGGAGGATTTGGGAAAGCCGTATCAAAAGCTGTGTAATCTGCCGCTGTCCAGCCTTGAGAAAGGAACCTATTAAAACCAAAACTAAAAACCTTGCGTCGCTTTGCTCCGCGAATCACGACCTGATTGAACCGTGACGAGATCGAACGTTGAAGCGTGTATTGCGTGACCGGATCGGTAACCAGATAGAGATCGAATTGAACCGCGTTGGCTGCGATCGTATCGGTACCGACCGTGATAGCTTCGCGAAGAATCGTGTACGGTACGATTCGCAATTGGTTGGTCGACTCGTCGACGTAACACGAATACCCCAAACCTTGATTCTCGGACAAAACCCGATCAAGTGCTTGCTTCAACGTGATTCCGTCGCAATCGATTTCAGGATTGCCAAAGTCAGGAATCTGCGTTTCGCTGTCGAGGAAAATCGGCATCACCTCTTGGAAATCGCGATTGCGAGGCGATGCATACGCGAGCAGGTATTGAACGATCTGACGCGGATTCCATAGGCTCAACGTGGTTAAATCGTCGGTGATTGAATAGAGGCCGACCCAACCAAAGATGTTTGTTTCGCGATACGATGCGGCGTCAGCAGTCGGTGAAGTCTGATCGGGAACAGCGTACTCTGCATTCGTTCGCGTCTCGATCTGTCGTACGTTCCGCTTCGTTTCGTCCGCTTGTACGGTTGGATTGAAATGCGGAGCACTTTCGGCCCATCGCATTTCCTCGAGATCAGGACCGTCGAAAAAAACGACACCTTGATTCGCTTCTGTCGTTCGGAACATCGTCGCGAGGATCGGCGATCTGTCGAGCGCCGCAAGCATTCCGACGCCGGTAAACGTTTGCTTTCCTGTCGGTCGTTGGACAACGATTGGTTCTAGATCGACGTCCAACTCATTCATGGCAACGAATCCAGATTCATCCTCTCCGGTGTCGTCAATAAATCCGTGCCACAATCGTGAACCGTCGGGACAGAAGACTTCGATTCGCACGTACCATCCATCCAGGTTGAGTCTGGTTCTGTTTACAAACGACCCGTCGCGCTCGGTCGTCGGTCCGTAGCGTCGATGAACTTGGCAATAGCCGACGTTCGGAGCCACTTGCCAGGCTACCGCCGTGCAGGTCAGATCCTCGCGGAGCGTCCAATTATCCCACCACGATTGCTTGATTGATACGATCGCATTGGCATCGAATGCGAGCGTCGAGCCAAAGGAAGCGATATTGTCGACAGGTGTTGGAACTGGCATGGTAAAGTAGTGGATTGCTCCGCAATCCTTTTTCGTGTTGGTAATGTAGTGGATTGCTCCGCAATCCTTTTTCTAAACCTGCAAAGAGGACCGCGGAGCGATCCACTACGGTGGCGGTGCCGGCGTGTAACCGATCGCGAGCGATGTATCGATCGCAACCAGTTGCCAACGCGCGGTCACTAAAAACGCAGGCGACACGGTGACCCTCGTCAACACACTGGAAATCACTCGCAAACCAGACCATGAAACTATCTCGCGAACTGGTTCCAACGTCACCCCAAGGCAAACAAACCGGATCGAAGTCGCGGCATAGGTTTCTGTCCCACGTACGATGTTCAGCGGTGCTAACGACGGATCGGCATGGTAGACGATCCCCAATGCCGCCGCGTCTGCCCAGCTCGAAGCGTAGACGGAACTGACCAGTTCGAACTCTCGGCCGCGTCGACCGGTGGAATGAACGCTAAGCCCATCCTGGCCTGGTCGGTGTTCGGTTTCGTGGTTCGGTGTCGGTAGCCAGATCGCCCCGCGTAGGTCGTCAAACGCTCGTGCACCGATGGAGTAGATCGACACGGTTATTGACTCCTAAGCGTTTGCTGTAAATTGATCGACGCAGGATTCGGTGGAGGAATTGGAGCCGGCTGTTGAGGCTTTACCATTTCTTTCAGCAATCGATTCGTCTCGTCCATTTTCTCGTTCTGCTTCCGCAGAAGTTCGATTTGTGTTTGGCTGTCCGCGTTTTCCCTCACCTGTGTTTGTTGAGATGATGCCTCGGATTGGTTTAGTTGTGGGCGTTCATTGACCACCGGTGCCGTCGGTGGCATTGTCGGCACGATATTGGTATCGATTACCGGCGTCTCAGTCAAACTCGTCGTCGGCTGAGTCAGAGAACTGACCGGCACGGGTGGCGGCATGGTGACGACGTTGGTATCGATTGCCGGTTGTTGTATCTCCGTCGGTCGGACCGGATCAGTCGTTGCCGGTTGCGGTGTGGGCATGGTGTCGACTGGTTGACCTGCCACTGGCTGCGGAACCGGTGCTAGCGGTTTCGCTGTCGGAACCGTCGCGGAAGTTTTGATTGTCTCCTGATAGAGATCTAACTGCTGATTGATGGCTGCAATCTGTTGATCTAGAAATTTCGAATACTCGATTGCCTTGGGGTCAGTTGTCGATGCGATTCGATTTCGAACGTCTTTCAGTTGCATTATCGTTGAATCTGCTGTTGCCACCGGATCGGTTCCGACTGCGTTAGCTTCGAGCATCGATCCAAGAGTACCGCCCGTCAAACCGTTGAAGAAGCTTTCGATATAGTAATCGGGTGTCATCGTGACATTGCGTCGGCTGATAGCCTCATCCCGCAACTGTCGCATCCGTGCCGATGCCGCGAGGCCAGGATTGGCATCGTCGAAAGCGGCTGTTTGTAGTTGGCCCGTCTGCACTAAACTCGCTTGCTGTTGTTGCGGTGTCGCGCTGAGCAATCCCATCAACCGTTCTGCCTGCTTCGGGTCGGTGCTGATCGCTTCCCTATTCGACTCGAGCATCTTCCGAAGCTCCGAATTCGGTGTCAGCAACGCTTCCATCTCGTCGCGATACGCTAGTTCACCCTGTAGATTCGTTGTTACCTCTTTTCGCAAATCTGGGTTGGCTGTAATCGCGTCTAACCGACCTAACGGCGTTCCTGGGTCGGTCATTTGGACCGCTTGCAGACGCGAGATTCTAGCCAGTTCATCCTCGTTTTTCTTCAGATCGGCTCGACTGCGTTCTAGGTCGCGTCGCGCCTTGGCAGCGGCATTGCGTGCGATCGCTGCCTGTGGTGTCGTGTCGGTCGGTGAAAACTGTTTGGCTGTTACGTCGGCTTTTGCGATGTCCAACTCCAATTTGCGTTGGTTCTCAATTTCGAGATCCCGGTCGCGGGTCAACTGCTCAAAACGTTTATCTCTCTCCGTTCGTGCTTTCTCAGTGAACGGATCACGCAATTGACCCATGAAACTTAGCGTACCCGTGACGCTAGAACGTCCCTCCGCATCGTCTTTACCCAGTACGCTAAGAAGTGCGGTCGCTTGGTCGGCAATCTCCGTTATGGGAACCTTTGCCGTGGAGGTGTTGATCGCCATCGACGAAACGTCAGCGATACCGCGAGCGACCATGCGTTGTTCCGGTGCACGGAATACCGTCTGAGCACTGGCCAACATGCCGACCGCTTCCGGAATGGTTACCTTCAGATTTCGCACGATGTCGGCGATAGATGTAGCTGTCTCTACTAGGTTGTCGGGTGTCAATCGGTTGAGACGTGCCGACGTTGCTAGCAGTTCTTCGGTTTGATTTTGCGGGAGGATTGATCGAACTTCCCCGTATGCTCGGCTGAGTAGTCCGCGGTCGGTGAAACCGGTATCGCGTTGGATTTGTGGTACGACTCGCTCTTGGACGTCGCGAAACTCATCTGGTGTCAGGCTGACTAGGTTCTTCGCGGCCTCTTGCTGTCCGGCTGCGGTGCGTTCGGTTCGTTCAAGGCTTTGCTCGCCGATCCTTTGCAACTCTTTGAAGTGATCGATAGAACTCTGGACGCTGGAAATCAGTCCATCGACTGCCAACTGTGACAGGTTGACCGCCGACGCCATCTTGAAAAACGTACTAGTAGTGATTCCCTCGGCGATTGCCGACGTGTCGCCTAAGTCCTCCATCGAGTCGTTGAGATCGTCGAAATCAGTCGACGCGAGGGCATCGAGTCCGGTTTTCGTCTTTTTCGCTTGGTCGCCGATCCCCTTCAAACCTGCGTCCATCTTGGCCTGTTGCGCAATGATGCGTTGGTAGGCTTTAAATAGGTTTGCATCGTCGCCGGAGAGCGTTACGACTGTGTTGGACATGGGGGGAACCGTTGGCGGTTGGCAGTTATCGGTCGTCGGTTAGTGGAAAGAACGCCGACCAAGCTTCGTTGCCAAAGAACTTGGCCGGCTTCTCTCCCCTCTCCTGCCTAGGAGAATGAAACATCCTAACGATTCAACAATCGGTGTCCCGTTTTTTGCAAAATCGGGACACAACCCAACGCATTGCTATAACGTGGGTTTTCCGCAAACTGCCAACCGACAACCGTAAACGGATCTATTATGCCAGTCTTCAAAGCCGCCGCACTGAAAATCGGTTCCACTTGGATCGGTGGTATCTCCCAACAAACCGCCACGAACGAAGCAAACGTCCAGTCGACCCCCGTTGCCGGCTCTGCCTACCCGCTGCAACTCAATATCAACTCGATCAAGGATTCGTTTTCCTTCCAAACATTCAACGTCGCTGCAGCACTCACCGCCCTCGGTGCACTCGGTGCCGACCTCAACAGCAACGCGGCGGAACTCTACGAAATCCAATGGACCGACGCCGGCCAAATCGCTGCCGGTAGCTCTCACCGGAAAATGGTATTCGCCCAAGGCCGCGCGGTCCCGCGTCGTCTCACTTGTCGAAACGGTGAAGACGCTTCGCTAGAAATCATGATCATGGGCATTTCGTCCGACGGCGCCACGAACCCGCTTGCCATCACCGAATCGGTCGCTTTGCCTGCCGCTTTGGACGACGCTCGCCATACGCTGCATTCCGGAACGTTTGCAACGATCGGTCTAGGTTGCTTGGAAAACGTGGACATCGATTTCGGTATCACGATCGAATCGAAAAACTGCACCTCTGACATCTTTGATTCCCGCATTGAAATCAGTTCGATCGTTCCCAAGATCAATGTCACGACTCTAAAAGCCGACCTAATTGGCAACGGTGGGTCGCAGATTCCGAACACCGGAAAAGCTGGAACACACGCGAACAGCAACTTCCGGTTCCGAAAACGAACGCCGAAAGTCGCATCGTTCGTAGCATCCGCGACGGAAGAACACATCTTGATCACTGTCGATGGAACCGCTGTCCCAACGACAATGTTCCAATCGTCGAACAACGACGACGGAACGGCAGTCATCGAGATCACAGCACGATTCGACGGAACCAACGTTCCACTCGTGATCGATACCACTGCAGCACTAACGTAATGTCGTGGATCGCTCCGCCGATCCTCCCGCATCTCAACCCGAAGCGTAAGCGAGGGATTTCCCTTAACCCAACCTCCTGCCAATGGCCAAGAAAAAAGAAACTCAAACCGACTCGGAACCAACCCCAGTTCCAACGCCAGCGACACCACCGCAATCGCTCGCGAAACGTCTAGCCGCTCGCACCGGCCTCGGTGCCGGTCTCATCGCCGAACGGCTATCCACCCACAACGACGACGCAGCAATCGAAGCGTTGTTGGCAGAGGATAAGATTCCTGAGATTCTGCAACTGCTAGAGCCATCCAACAAAGCCTAAGAAAACCGGGGCTAGCGCCCATCGGCTCAAAAAACCAAGAACCAAGAACGACGAACCCAGAACGGTTTTCAACAATGTTTTTGTACTTCGCTCCCGGTAACGTCACGCGAGTACCTGCAGAACTAGAATACGCTTTCGACGGGCCGACGTGGACGCGTGTTTCCACTGCTATCGGTCCACTAGGGATGCCAGCCGGAACTCTATTCGGTGCCGGCGAATCGGTTCGTCTGGACGTGGCTAACCAAGATTGGACATCGATTCCAAACACGCCGTACGCGATCGGAGTGCCTAAGCATTGGAAACCAACCGCCGACGCATTGAAACGACAGACGCAGATCCCTGGCCATTGGGTAACACTGGGTGACGGTTCGAAATGGCTTGTGGCTGTCGCGCATGGATTCGACATTGAAAGGGAATCGTTTTCGACTCCGTTGCCGCGTGCGTTGGAATTGGATCGAACGACTGGACGTTGGATCGCTGGGCCGGTGATCAAACGCTATCGCAAATTCCTGGAACTGGCCATCGGATTCGTTGACGCTCAAACGCGGTCGCAACTGGAGGGTAAGACGTCGTTCTTCTATGAATCGGTCGACGAGCTCGCGATCATGGGATTGTCGACGAACTACCGAGTAAGTTCGATCGAACTATCCTTCTTTGAGGAAGCCTACACGCTGGACGTGCGAACGAAGATCATTCACGCGATTCTCGATTATCCAACGCTCGAGTTGTGGCGTCAAAAAAAAAGGGCATTGGCCTCCGATGGTTCCAGTACCTAGCGTGGACACGTTGCATCGATAACGGAACCCGCAGCCCATACCGTCCTAGCTTCGCCGACATCGAAGCCTATCTATCCGGCCTCCGTTAGCCGACCTCGCCGCGATACACACGCAACCCATTGTAGTGGATCGCTCCGCGATCCATCTGTGTCACTCCTTCCCGCTCCGGTTTCTGATCCTCTGCTCGCATCTGTGGAGCTGCCAGCAATTGCGTCAACGGAGAGTGTGCAGCCGTGGCCCCGTTTTTATCCGCGTGCAGATAGATCTCAGTCGTCTCAATCGATTCGTGTCCCAATAGCTGCATGAGAGTGCGAACAGGAACACCCTGTTCGTGTGCGTGTGTTGCGTATGAGTGCCTGAGCACATGAGACGTGACACGCGTCAAAATCCCAGCTCTGTCCGCAGCCTCTTTAATTTGCCGCGAGATGTGGTCCTCGTGTCGATGGTGCCGACATAATAGCCCCTCGTGGCCTTTGCTGAGGTTCTCTCCAGGAAACAACCAATACCATCGAAGCTCGTTCGCCGCTCGTGGCGCTTTCTTTCTGTAGGAATCTGGGAGTGAAACGCCGTTCGGGTTGTCTTGGGTATCGTGTCTCCAGACGACTTTGACGTATTCGATTTGGCGTCGAACTGCGTCGTGAAGCACTGCGGGAAACGCAGTAAACCGCCATTTATCGCCCTTGCCTGCTTTGATCGATAGCTGTGCACGCTCGAAGTTTAGATCTTTCAGACGAATGGACACGACGTCGCCGATTCGGAGCCCCGCGCCGTACATCAATTGAGCCGCGAGAAGTGAGACACCCGACAGATGGTCGAATAGATTTCGTACATCCTCCACGCTCATAACCTCGCGAGTGTGTGTAGCTCGTTTGGCTCGAATTGCTGACACGTTTTCAATGGTGACGCCGAGCATTCGGTAGAGGTACAGAACTGATTGAAGTGCAGTGTTCTGTGAGTTCTTGGAGCAATTGCGATCGTTCGCCATCGCCGACAGCCACTCTTGGAGTTCATCGCGGCCGACATCTTTTGGATGTACCCACTGACCGTGGTTCTCGTCACGGAGCCAAACTAGGAAGTTTTCGCAGTAGTGCCAATAGGTCTCGAACGTCTTGGGTGATTTCCCTTCGGCTTTGATTCGCCGTTCCATCTGTTCTTTTAGTTTCATCGCAGTCTCGATTGTTGTTGAGACCGTCCGTGGCGTGATAACCTGCGCGGCATCGTCATAATCCCGCGCGTAGATCGTTCAATAAATTGTTATCGGGATGAAACTAGCAGTCGAATTGCCCGCCAATGTGTTGGAGGCCCCTGTAGCCAATTGCTGTCTAACGACCACTTTTCGCCATCCCAGATACCAATATCCATTCGCCCGCCAGCGTCCTGAACCCAAACGGCCAATCCCTGCGGGTGCGTTCCTACTGCCACCCACTTCCACGAATCCATCCCTAGTGAGTCCCATACTCTCATAACTGCTTCTCCAACAATCGGTAGTGCGATCCGCCCGACAACTGCTCAACATCTTCGCGACCGCAAAGGATGACTTCAACCAAATTGCCATCGACTCCGTTCGCTAGGTTTGCCAACTTGGCCAACTCTGTCCCGAATCCGGCACCGTTGAAAACCTTGTCGTTGCCGCCAAACTTCTCAACTGCCCTACGCATCGCTAAATGTACAACATCAAACATAAATCACCCGACAACAAACCAATGCACCCGAGCCCGCCATCAGGTCGTTTTGAAATGGAAAATCACTCGGGGCGGGCCAGGTGATTGGTAGCGTTCCCCGTACCTAGTCTTCTAGTTCTTCCACGTTTCGCGGACGCCCACGGGTAGCGCGTTCGCTCAACTTTTCGCGGATGTCCTTCGGCAATGCCTTGTTGCATTGCTTGCCAATCCACGCTGCCAAATCGAGGCCAGCCGCTTTCGCCGCCTCCTCCCAAGCAGCCCACCAGTCGGTGGGCTGTGTCGTGTTGCGTCGTTCGTTGGCCATTAGATGTTGTAATCTCCAACCAACTTTCCTTCTTTGTCGAAAACCTGCACGGATGTCTTTCCAGCACCGTGCACCGAAACTTGCATTCGGCAACCCTTTGGGATGTCTCCACCAACAAAACCGACTCTCCATGCCGCAATCAATTCCTTGGCTTTTTTCGTCGTTGGCTTTCCGTTCTTGTCCAAGCAAGTCAAAGGAAGATCGTCAAATACTTGCCCACCATTTGCTCGGTGGCTGTACTCTTCTTTGCACTTCTTGCCAGCCGCTACCATTTGTTGAACTTGGCTCATCTTGTTCTCTCCGGTTTGGTGTTTGTTGCTTGCGATTGTCGCTTGCATGTGATTATTATACACACCTTATCGACCGCTGCAAGATATTCTACACACATTTTCAGAAAAATCTTTTTTGCACAAAAGGACGGGGAACAAAGTTTTGCATCGAAGTCGCGGACGATGCGTTTTCTCAATGGTTGCTTTCATGGCCGCGACTCGATGAAAACAATCGTTCTACTGACCTAACTCGCGACCAAACGTGGATCGGTATGCATCGCGAATGACCGACTCCATGTAGTCCAATGTTTCGACGGTTTTCGGCGTATGCTCTGTGTACGCCAACTCATCCATGAGACGCTTCATGTCATGTGCGACTTGCGCGACGACAAGCGGAAATTCTGCTACTGCTCGCTGTCGCTCCCAAGAGGAAATAGCAAGACGCTCGCGAATGATCGCCAACGCTGTAGCCTTTGTGCGACTTGATTCTCGCTCAACGTCAACGTCTCTTGGTCGAAACTTAATCTTGGGACGCTTGTTCCACATATACACCACCTCTTCGCTGCTCATGTGCGAGAACTCGATGTCGCACTTGGGGCATTGGATGGTGTATTTCCAACGTGGACTGCAATGCCGTTCTGGATTCGATCCGCAGAATGGGCACGGCAGTAGAACAACATTTTGTACCGGAGCAACCGGCGACGTGTTTTCTGACATCAATGTTTCCTTCCGGTTGCCCGGTAAAAATAAGCGTTCACACGACCTCGCCAGTCGCGTCCAGTATTGCCTTTGCTGCGATGTGCCGCGTGGTTGACATCTTCGACAGC